CGAGTACCGCGAGCGTATCGCCATTCGCTGTTGTGAACGTGATGCACGGCGCACCGCCGACAGTGGACTGATTGACCGTCGCATCCGGCGTCCAAGAGATTTGCAGGAAGCTTGCGCTGCCCGAGATCGTACCGCCGTCGCGAATCTGAAACTCAGCAGTCACAGCGCCAACGACGTTGATGCCAACCGCAGCGACACCACCTGATTGATTGTTGCTGTCGAAGCCGCTCGCCATACTGAGAAATACGAGTGAGCGCTGAAGGTTGCCGCCTGCCGCGAAAGACATATCCGCGCCATCTGCAATCGTTCCCATCTCCATCATCAAGCTGCCACCACCGGCCAGCGGGAAGGTGAAGACTGTCGTGCTGTCTGGTGTGCCGAAGCCTGCGTTCGAACCACCCACAGAGGACGATGGCGTGAGGATGCCGAGCTTCACATCTTGGTCGTGAGCGTAGTATCGGTCATCGTAGTTGATGGCCTTCACGTCATATTGCATACCGTCTTCAGGCGTCTTCTCAGCGAGCAAGAATGCGTTGCCTGCGTCAGAGGTTCCCTTGATGATCGTGTACGTCGTCGTCGCGTAATTCAATGGGTCCGTCACCAGCGGCAGCAACGGAGCGCGAGTCAGAATCGCAGTGAAGTCATCAGGACCGGGGAGACAAGGAATGCCTTCAACCGTTCCATCGTAGTGCTGAAGGAAGATGGTCGAAGTTCCTGAATCACCGGCAGGCGTGTGATATGTAATCTCCAAGGTTACAACATCAACGTATGCGATCATGCCACTGATAGGCGACAGCATGTTGACGCGAACGCCGAAGCCTGCATTGTTTATATCTGCGCCGACAACATCGATGCTTGTTACATCGTAAGCGCCACCTGGAATGAAGTCGGCAAATGCGAAGCCGTTCGTTAGGCCGGTCGCTTCCTGATAGACGTATCCTATCGGCGCTCCGTGAGACAGGAATTGAAACGACCAATTTGTCTGAGAGTTATTAGAGTGACCCTTCAGGCCAATGCGAACTTGATCGAGAATAGCGTCGCTAGGAACTGAAAACTCGTAGTTCAAAACATCCAGATTAGGAGTGTAATAAGTGATTCCAGCGTTCTGAGGAATCGAGCTTCCTGATGTTGCGAAGACCCCATCTTCGTTATAGACCGCTGAAGCGTTGGCCCATGTAGTGAAGTTTGCCGCAGTGTGGGGAGTGCCGCTCGCAGTGCCGCTAATCGGTTGTCCACCGCCAGGTCCAATGATCGCAGGTTGTGACAGTGTGAGAGCTAGACCATTGACGGCGATGATCTGGCCGTCCTGCGTATCAGGCCGCGTGTTGTCCGCAACTAGGATGCGATCTTGCAGCACAAGCAACGCAGCTTCCTGCGTCGATTTGAACGACACAATCGTGTTCTGATAAATCAGCTTGTTATACATACGCCATCCGAGCAACGTAGCCTGCACGCGGTTGCGGATGCCGTAAGCAGTGATCTTACGCGGATTGACAGCGCTCTGATCGACAGGGAAATAGAGCGTGACTGTCGTATCGATATCAGGATAGTTCGGCGCGAATGGATCGATGTAACTTAGCTCGATGCCGTCGTTGTCGTTGGTCATGCCGAAGGTGATCGTGCGAGTCTCAGACTTCGGAATCTTATTGCGATGGTTGAAGAGAAGCACGCTGTCTTCAGTCTGCTTTTCGAACGACACTGACAACGTGCTGCCGCGTCTGTAGGCAACGCAAAACGTAGCTTGCATGATGTATCCGAGAGCTTCTTCGAACGACACTTGATCGTCATCGAAGGTATAGCAAAACTCGCAGCAGAGATCGGTGCCGAAGTATTGCGAAACCTGCTGGCCGGTCCCGAGTACGTCGTAAATCTCATCAACGTCCATCTCGCTGAGCTGTCGATTGCCGATGAAAGGATCAAGGCTCAAGTGCATGATGATGTCGGCAGCGTTCCGAGTAGCGGCCAGATTCGTATCAGGCAGATAAACACCGTTGACGCGAGTTGCGATCTTCCGAGTAACAGCGATATTGAGCTTGCGTGCTTGAACACTGAGAGCGCTTGCGGTCGCATACGTGAGAGTTTGAATTGTCGTGACGTTGCCAAAGTCTGTAACGCCGATTGGCGAGACGGCAAATAGATCGCGCCATTGCATCTGATCGGCGTTGGTTCCCTGCCATGTGTTATCGGTGTAGTTGGTGCGCAGAGCACGAACCTGTACGACACCACCAACCGTGCCGTCACTTCGCGCTGGCAACACTGCTTTGAGTGTCGTCGCACGCTGACTCTGAAGGATCGCAGACCCTTCGATGACGCAAGTGTAAAGTTCTTCCTGGCCCACAGGATTGTAGTTCGCGTCGAGCGCCGTGATGCCAAGCGTAACGTCAACGTCAATACGGTATTGGTTGCCGCTCGCACCGCTGACTTTGAAGAGACCGTTCGGCGCAACGAAATTACACCAAACCTCTGTCATGTCGCCAACGTCGATGACGAAAGGACCAACCCACTTCTGGCCGGTCGTGCCAAGAAACGCGCTTTGATATTTGCTGACGCCACCAGTGAAATTCGCGATAGCGTTCCAACCCTGGCTCACCGCTGTGGGGTTCGCGAATACAACCGTGCTGGCCGTAACGTTGAGCACAAGGTAGGTGCCGCTGATATCGACATCAGGTTGGACACCGCCTGGGTCTTCTGCGTTGTTGAAGCCAAGCGTTACTGCGTCGCCATCAGCGAAGTATGCGGTGAAGTCTACGTTGGTGTCGTTCGACTCGATGCTGCCGTTTGAGTTGGCGCGGAAGCTGTTGTCGCCGGTAACGCTTTGGTCGTTTGGTGGACGAAGGATTTGACCGTTGACTGTGCTCTGCGGCTGCAAGTTCACAACAGGCGTATCGATAGGTAGACCGACTGCGAGCTGTGGCGCATCACCAGAGTTGGGTGAAGTGTTCGGCCCATAGATCGCAAACGACGATCCGGCAATCTCCTGTAGAGGCGTGGTGTCATCCTTGACATCCCATACAACCGAAGGCGAGTTAGTCGCCGTGCCAAGCGTCGTCTCGATCTCATATTCGCCTTTGCCTATGCAGTCATAGGTGATTTGAACTTCCTGATTCGAGATGAAAATCTTGTACGGCACCTGAATCTCATCAGGCGTCGAGCGGACATTGCCGACGATATCGGGAATGCGTTGCTGCGGTCTGTCGGTGTTCTGTCGATCAGAGAGCGAGTTGTTAGGCGATTGCTCAGCGTTGTTCGGCGTACCAGGACGCAGCAAGAATGCGAGCGCGATTGACACTGCGGCCAACACCACCGCGATGATGACTAACACAACGACGAAGCCTTCGGGATACAAGACGATGTAGATATTGCCGTCGAGCTTGCCGAGTCGTTCGATGTCTTCTTCGTTGCGCGGTGTGACATCGCAGCTCGACGCAACATGCAAGTGATAGATGCGTGCGTTCTTCGGCCACACTGGAAACTGTTCACCCAGGAACGTATGAATGTCGGTGATGCCTTCGGTCTTTTCAGCGGTCGATGGCTCAAATGGATTGCGGAAGATTGTTGCGTTTATCACTTGTAGAACCTCATCGTTTTGAACGCTCGCATTGCGATACGGGGGTGTTGGTACTCAGCCATCTGATCGGTGGGAAGGTGGAGAATGCGACCGTTGTAGAAAATACCGACGTGAGGTTCCTGCCTTGGCCGTTCCATGAGCACCAGGCAGGGCGAGACAGGCTTCTCAAGTCTGGTGAAGGTGCGAGCACCCTTGAGGCTGATGCGACGCTGTGAGATGCGCCCCTGCTGTCCTGGCATACGCTCGTTCAAGTCTTCGCCCACAAGAGCGAGCCACACTTCAACCGCGAAATTCCAGCAGTTGTATTGAGGCGTGTGATAGCGAGACAAGAATCGATCGATGCTCATCAGAACCCTCTCAGCGGTGTGAAGCGGTTGAGATCGTAAATCTCACCCGTCCTGCTGTTGTTCAAGTAAGGTGCGACGGCTTCGAAGGTTCCACCGTCAAGGTTGAAGGCGATGTTGTTGACGACGAACCTATCCGGCCCATAAGCAGGCTGTGTGAGATCGTCGCTGCGGTACGTGCGATAGATCAGTGTCGGCTTGATAGAGAACGTACCGGCGACACTGCACGCATCCATCTGTTGAGGCAACAGCTCGCCAAGATCGCCAAGTGTGATCTTCATCGATTGGTCGAGATCGTTGTCGCTGCCTGTGGGTGTTATCTGCAAAGGGTAGTAGGTGAAGAACTGCTGCACGCCGGTCTCAAGCGTCACCGTGACTCCATTGATCGCATTGCGCACGA